GATTTATTTCTGGCTTTGTATCGTTGGCAACGACATTAATCGTTTCATAGTATGCCATTATTAACTCCTAAGGAGGTTGTTCTCAGCATTGGCAATGTTTGCAAGTACTAATTTATACTAAACGAATCCGTTGTCAACTAATTTTGTATTAACTTCAATTTCGTTATTTCCCCACATACCAGAATTAATAAGTTGTTTACAGCTAGATTCATAACGTAAATAATAAGTATTATTTTCGTCTTTCATATCTCCACTAATAGCACCATGAGCTTTATACGCCGCGTAATTTAATAATGCTTCAGTGTAAACTTCATTAATCTTTAAATCTGCAAATGTAGTTTTAGCTCTTTTTGGAGCAGCTGCGTATTTTAAAAGTATCTGACTTCGTTTAGGTGTTTCTACATCTGTGCCTTTAATAACGGCTTTAAATGGCTCATTAATTAATATCGATACTGCAGTGTCAACTTTATTTACTAATTTAACACTGTCATCTTTAATAGCAACCGGTTCATAATCCGTGGTGTAATACGCGTGAATCGGAGCTAAAAAATCACTTGGTAAAGTAAACTCTTCGCCATCTAATGGATTATCTAATTCTAAAGTTTTCTTTAGTAGATTAAATCTTTTATGTAATGCTAAATTAGCTAAATTAATATAATTAATAAACTTGTTTTGATTTACTACTTGGGCTGCAGTTGGTGCTGGGCTTGGGTTTGCGGAGGTATCACCAACACTAGCTATTGCTAATTTACTACACTCACCTGTAACTAAATAATCTATATATTCTGAAACTTTCATAGTATCCCCTGGCTAAACAAAATAAGAACTATCTCCTACTTTTTTAGTAGTTTCGTCACCCCATAAAGGTGAGTCATTAGAATGATCTTCATCTTCTTCATGGATAGATACTTCACTAGGTTTCCATGCATTTAGTTCAGCTAACATAGTGATAGTATCAATCTGATCATCATGCTTACTTTTAAACCCTTTCAGAGTAGCTAAAGATAGCTCAAAAAGCAACTCCGTAAGTTCATCACTTTCTTTTAATTCTTCAGGTAACCAGATTTTTTTAGATTTAAATAGCGGTATTGCATTCTGCTGGAATCGAGACATCTTATCTTTAGTTGGACGAATGCCAATTGTGTTACTATTTTTACCTTTTGATAAAGTAAAGTAGTTGTTCCTCTGTCCCATTTCATTCTGAATCCAACTAATAAATCCACCTTGTTGCCCAGTAGTCTCAATACCAACTTCCTGAGGCCTGTATTCTTGAACTAAACGAAATAGCTCATCAATTGTATCATTCATCAGGGCCCGCTTACAGAACCCATCTACCCACAACCAATCACCGTTATTATTATAGGCCCAAACATTAATTACGCTAAAATCAGCATGCTCTTTATCAGATGTAGCAAAATCTGTAGTAACATAAAAGTTATATGCTCCTTTATTCTTCAATACGTTACTGCGTTTGTACCAAATAATATCAGAATCATTAACTAATCGTTCTTCAGGAGACGTAATACGGAGCATAAGCTCTTGATTAAATGAATCTAATTTCCCTGCGCCTTTAGATTTAATGTATTGATTATTAATATAATCATAATTAAAACGATCTTCCCAGGCTCCTTTAAAATCTTCCCGTTTACAGGGAAAAGTTTCACATACTGGATACACATTTACATGCCAAACACCCGATTCAATAGCTTTGTATAACGGATCTTTAGAGTTAAACGGAGTCCCAGACCAAATGACTTTCCTCTTATTTGGATGTAGCGCATAATCAATAGCCGAGTAGACCGTGTTTTCAACATTTTCAATAATTGTCGCAGATCTAGCATCTTCATCTCCTAATAAATCATCAAGGACAGCTAGTTGAGGTCTCGTATTTAGTTCAACTGTCCCACGAACCCCTGTTTTAGCACCATGGCCAGTCACTACAAACTCTTTACCTTCTGCATTTTTAAAATACCATCTAATATCAGTAAATCGAACTTCAGGAATATATTTTTTTAAAAAATCACTTTGTTCACAACGGCGTTCCATACGAAGTCGCATCTTCTTAACACCGTTCTCAATACTATCAGATACATACAGCGCGTAATCTACACTCCCAAATTTAGGAATGGACCCGTATACTGCTATATATAGAAACAAGTACTCTGCAAATATAGTAGTTTTAGCTAACCCACGAGCACACATATTTGCAGTATTCTGAGTTTTACCTGCTATTTTATCCATCATTTTGTAATGAATTACTGGAGTTTTATTTTCTTCCCCTTTTTCACCATTAACTAATTTAATAAAAGACACAAATTCAAGAGCAAATTCACTAGGCACATAAGTAGGATCGTCTTCATAATCAATACTATTGAGCCACTCATCTACTGTTTTTTTAATCAAACTCATAAATTAAGTCCCTAACTAAAAAATTAACACATTCTTCATAACGACCTATAATTAGTATTACTTCTGGATCGTGTAAGCATTCTCCAAGCATCCCGGAGTTTTCCCCACGCCACCAAATACAATCTTGACACACTTCTTCAAGCGGATTTCTCGTCAAGTACTTCATAGGTAGTTTCTACTTTTTTCGCTAAAATTTCGCTATGAGCTACTTCTTTAGCACTTGCTTGCCCATTCATAATCATCTTTAATTGTTGCTGGGCAAGAGCCTTAGTAGTAGCACGTAGATCCTCTACCACATCATTATTATAATTAACCTCCAGCTCTACTTTTGCTAAAGCAGGAGCTGCTAAATTACTAATTAAACTTTCAGCAGCCTTCTGTCTAACCATTTCTGATTTAGCCGTATACATTAACTCCGCTTGTACATTAATAGCTTCCTGATAGATACCGGCATTTAGTATATGCGTAGGTACCATAGTCTGTTCCATAATTTTAGTTATTAGCCCTGTTTTACTGTAATTATCAGCAAAACTAGCTATATACGAAGCAGAGGACCCTTTATCTATTAAATTCTGATACCGATCAGGAAACACTTTACTATACGCAGTAGAGGACTTATCGCCTAATAATTTTAATGATACAAACTTAACTGCGTTAACATATGCAGCTAATGAGTATTTTCCAGTAGAAAGTACAGCTGCAAAACTTAATGTATTATCTCTAAATACCCGCCTTAATTCACTATTAGGCTCTGAATTAATAACATTAACAACATCATCAGTCAGATACTTTCTAAACCGTTTATCAGGAAGAGCTCCCGCTAATTGCTGTTTAGATAGGTAATCTGTGTTTTCACTATCTGTTTCTGTATCATTTAAATTGGTTAGTTGCATTACGAACCTCGTTCCATTTAGTAATTAGAGTATTATGAGAGATGCCTTCTGCATAGCATTCATGTGGAGATACCATCCAATTATTCTTATCTAATTGAATTAAAATACCTTTATCTTCTAGCTCCTTCCAGTATTTCCCCCAAGTGCGGTAGTCTGTTATCCAATTAACCTTATCTATGAATGTACTCTTGTCTATCTCATTGTTCTTATTAGATAGCATCATAATAGGCAATAGCAATGCGCATGCTGTACTAGATAAAGGAAGTTTAGTTGCCGTCTCTGTATTGATATACTTATTCATCGTCTTCTTTTACGTCTTTTTTTGGGGGCTAATTCTGGCCACCGTGTTGCAATTTCATATACATACTGCCTAGATAGATCATACACTCGTGCTACATGTGCTTTTGAATGCCCTTCTCTTAGGGCTTCTAGTATGTGCCAATCTCTATTACTTGGTTCTGTTAAACGAGGCCTGCCCCTCATTTTCTTAATCCTCTACTAGTTTGGGTATCCCACATGTGTTTAACAATAAAGTACTGTTTATCATCTCCATTAAACATAATATCAGGATTAAGCATATACTCTTTTTTAGTATACTTCCTAATAAAATCTAATTGTTTCAACGATCTAATACCTAAATGAAAGTCCCTTGCAGTTATTCCTGCTAATTTAGCAATTTCTGTAGGGGTCCCTATCACCATATTAACTCTATTAATATGATACATAATTTTTAATAAAACTAGAGCCCCAGCCCTATTTAACTTAGCCTTAGCTAAGAAAGTCGCAGGCTGAGTCCCTAATTGCAACTTATTAAACACTTGCTTTCTCTTTCCGTTTTATTAAGCATGCAGAACAATACTTCTTATTAGTAGTTTTATACTGGCAAGATGGGCAGTCATGAGCTTGAAATCTCCTCTTAGTTCCATTACTTGCATAATTAAACTCTGGCTCTATTGTTCTTAAATGATTCCCATTACCGTCATAGATTTTTACTGGATATGCCATTAATCCTCCTAAGTTAGTAGCAACATATAATGCACTACTATTACCTAAAAAACTACAAATAGCAACACTTAACTTCGTTTAATGTCGTATATGTGTATTAAACTACCCAGTTAAATGTCGTATACGACATTAAACTATTTGTAACTACCTAATAACAAAAGCCTATCTCGCCCTTAAGAAGAAAGAAGCGTCCGCTGTCCTTTCACCCCCTTCGGGGGTTCAAGTCCACCGTCCTTTAGCTACCGCTATTTCCCCTATATATTATATATAATATTATTTTTACAACACCCCTCAAACCCTACGGCCTGCGGCCTCGGGTTATCGGGCTGAGGGAAAACCTTAAGATAGTCTAGAGCCCGCGTGAGAAATTTTATTTCTAGGTATGAGTTCAGTACTAACTGGTTGAGGACTCAACCTCAAAATCACCCCCCGCCCTTAAAAACATAACTATCTTTTTCATAACACTGACCTTGTCAGTGAGGTAATATTACTAAACTTCAGGAGAATAACATGTCTATCAAAGTATTGGATTCAGCATCAGAAACAACTGGCAAAGTACTAACTGTCGTAGACAAAGCAACAGACTTCATCGTAGTAGGTACTATGCTTGCTACATCAGGTCTCGTTCAAGAGCGTATCGATCAGGTCAAAGAGCAACATGATAAACGTGTCGCTCAGGACGCTGGCAAAACATACGACAAAGCTACTCAAGCCAAGCTTGATCTGCTCTATCAAGATATCCCTGCATAATCTACCTTCCTATCGGAGTCCCCAGAACATCGGGGGCTCTCCTTCCTTTCAAAAACCAATCAAAAAAAATACACAGAAGATAGAACACTATAAGAGAGTGCTAGAGAGATGTCTCTTTCTGCTAATTCTATAAATTATACCCAATCAACACTTTAACCGACCTTGTCGGTAAGGTCTTTTATTGGTACTTAATCCTACTGGATTCTGTATCTATCTACGTTCTATAACCTAACTAAGGAGATTCACAATGGATTCTGTTAAACAAAATGGTAATGGTAAGTTCAGCGTTAATAGTGGAGTACAACAGTTAAAGTTTAATTTAGGTAAAGGAAATACGCGCATACATTATGTGCCTGTTTCTAATATGGCTCAGTATAAAGATGATGAAACTGGGCAGATGAAAAGCTTAACCGTAGAAGATGTTAAAGACTTGTTCTTTGATAGCTATACAGATCTAAGGCCTACAGAGGGTAGAAGCCTTGGGCTTTACAATGAGTTTCCAGGAGAAGCTCCTAAGTTTCTAGGCTTTGTATCTTACAACGATAAAACAACTCAGCTAACAATGGATGACCACGCTGAGAAGATTATTGAGTACGCTAAAGAAAGTATTACTTTGGCTGTTTCAACTTCTTCGTTTCTTGCAAAGATTAAAGCAAATCGTAAGAAGTAATTAATGGGTACTGGGGGCGTAAGCCCTCAGTGCCTATCTATACTCTATAAATAAATAGGAGACTACAATGATTACTGCAATTAAACAGCTCTGGAATGAGTACTGTAAAGAAATTGAGCCTGAAATTAAAGAAATTAAAGAAGCATGGGCTAATGGAATAGATGAAATCCACATTATATGGGCTGATGCTAAGACTGAACAGCATCAAAAGAATATAGATAAATTAGCTATAGAAGCTCAACTGAAAATAGATGAGCTTAAACAAAACCCTTATTTTAAATAGGAGATCATCATGATTAAATTACATAAGTTTATGTACTGCAACCATTCAATGCCTAATGGTATTGGATCTAAAGTAATGCGTATGACACGTATTGAACATCCCGGTAAATGGTCTGTAGGGCTATTGGCTTTGATGAAAACTAAGGCTGAAGAACGAGCACGGCTTAAGGAGACATCATGAAAGATATACTAGGCAGTATTGCCCTATTCGCTTTATTAGGCTTATTCATTATATTAATGCTTTGTTTATAAAGGAGATTAATCATGACTTTAAAATGGGACCCACAACCTGAACCAAAAGAATCAGTAAGAATAAGTCTTGAAGGAGTTCAAAGCGTAATGATAGATGCTGAGGTTCTTGCTGAGTATAGAACTACTATCGAGGATCTTGAAAAGAAACTTAAACAAGCGGAGTGCGATATACAGATGTGGATTGGGTATCGGGATATGAATGCCGATCGAGCGG